ACTTACCATTAACATTAGATAAGGGGCAGTCCCGGAGATAAGGTCAAAGTTAAAAGAGATATAATATTTTTTTCTTGATTCTATATTAAGAAGGACCGTTGATGCAGGAGTAAGCAGGCAACCATGATATGCTGATGAAGCACCGACAGTGCAATGAACAATTGTCAATGGATCGCTAAAAAAAACAAAGGAACTTGCAGAGTAACTAAATGCATAATTTAATTTATTGTTGCCTTTATATATCTCTCTAGTATTAAAATAGTTAGAAAGAAAAAGCGATGTTGCCTGATCGTCAGGGTCTTGAATTAAAAAATCGCTAAACGATAATCCTTCATAATTTGAGATTTCTAACCTGACAATCTTCAAATGTGAACTTGTATTATTAGCCCCTGTCTGTAGAACTCCCGAAGCATTTTCATATATCTCTGTGAACTTCACTTCATAATCAAAGAAAGAATTACTAAGTGGCGTTGACAATAAGTTATCTTCAAACTCTTGTATATCAAAACTGAATAAGCTATACATGACATTGGTTAAATCAATATCATCCAACCCTTTGGGATAATATAATGTCGCATAAGTTACACTTCCTGCCTGGTTCATTATCTCTACTTTCAAGCGAAGGTTGACAATAGAAGCTGATTCTGTTAAAGATGTTGTAACATCCCAAACAGAAGTATTGCTTATACTATCCGGTTCGGTGTTGATTGTAACTGCCATTTTGTATTTCTGTTTTAAGTTTTATTAAAAATGCCCTGCCTTTGCTGCTTAATTCCTTAGTGCAAAGACTGTTCATTATTATATCTATTAGTTCACAAAGTTCATTACCACGCTGCTTTACTGACATTTGCAAACATTTTAATTATCCTATTCTCAACATTCACCACAACAAACTGCTCAATTAATGGAAGTATTGTTGTTTCTATATCTTTTATTGAATCATCCAAAAAACCTACCCTCTTTATAGCATTACCTGCTGACCAGTTAGTGTATGGCTTTGCAGGTATTCCTTTTTTATAGATGCTTATCTGCATTGCAAAGGCTATTGATCTTGCCTTTTTATCATCTGTTGCAATCCCCTTTGATTTGATAAATTGTAATAATGCTGATATTGGAACTTTCTTAGTCCATGCAGGCCTTCCCCTGTCAACATACATAAGGTAATCTTCCCCGTAAGTTACTAACCTGGGGGCAATCAAATCTTCCTTTACTTCTGTTTGAATAGATGCAATGGCTTTACCACTACCCTCATGCTTCTGCTGTTTCAATTGATCTATTACAATAGAATCAATGCTGCCTGTTATCTGTTTTAATATGCTAAAATCTTTAAACACTGCAAGTAAGTTTTAATTCAAGATCATTTGTTCTGACAGCTATAACATTATCCGCCACAATCCCTTCAGGTAGCAACTCAATATTATAATTATTATTCAATACCTGGATGTTACTGTCACCACCTACCGCCTCAATGAAAGCAACGTGGATTGCCTTTGCTGAATCCCATGCTGCACATCTTCCTGCAAGTGATAAATCCAATGTTGTGAACATATCCCTGTTAAACTGATAGAATGTTATAACGTTTACATTTTCAACAATAACTTCATCATTGTCTTTTCTCGCTTCAAGCCCTTCTTTGATATTCTCAAAAGGCACTACATTAATAGTAGGATAAAGATCAGTCATATCCCTTGCCTCAGGTCTTGCAGCATGATCTTCAAGAAATCCAAATGTACAACGCTTTGCCCCTGCTGTTGCTGCATGGGTATTAAACTTAGTGTTTAACTGTGCTAATGTTATCATTTTTTATATTTTTTCTTAAATCTTAATTCTTCAAATTTTGCTTTTGCCCTTATGTAATCTATGCAACTTATGAACTCCCATAAATTAACATTCTTAACTTCATTTATTGTTCCGTACATCCCTGATTCCGCTACTTCATAAAGCCATAACTGGTAGCCAAAATCTTTCAACCCTGATGCATTAAAGTCTTTATCTTCAGTGGTTGATTCTTGATATATGTATCTATATTTTTCGCCGATTCTTTTAATAATTCTATGATGCAAAAAAAAACTTCCCATGCAATGTCCATGGTTAAATTTTCAAAATCTTTAGCCCTGTCAATAGATTTCTTTTCGTTATATTCCTCCCCTTCCGACCTGCAATACACAGCGATAAAGTAAGGTAGTTTATCAACACCGCCGTTCTTTAAACCTTCCGTAGCACTTGTCAATGCACATCCTTCAATAAATGTCATAGCCTTCTCATCATATCCGGGTATCACTTCACCGAGAAGTTTTAATTCTTTTGGGAGAAAATACTTGACTTTGTTATATTCAAAGAACTTAATCCCTTTAGGTTGATAGTTTGGCATAGGTAAAAGCATCTCTATGACAAAATCCCTCAGGTGAGTTTCATATATTGTCTGCCTGTCATGCCATTGCATATATTTTACATCTGTGATATCTGTCAGCATGAGGATCATTTCACCATAGAACTCAGCAAACTTTAGAAAATCATCCAACAGGAATTTAGAATATTTCTTTTGATATTCCTTAGGTGTTTTGGAGTTGTACAGATCCATGAGCTTATCAGGAATTTTAATCTTCATGATTTTCTTGACATCTCTTATTGTCAGATCACTCCATTCTTTTATGTTGATTTCTTGATGCATATTAAAAGTTTATTGTGTCGTAAAACTCAACCAGAGGATGTTCGTTTATTAAGTCATTATAAACAATCAAACCCATAACAATGATTTTATTTAAATTATAATCAAAGCTATTTGCATCTACATTATTCTTCTCCATCTTCTTCCTGTTCTTTAGGTTGTGCATCTTCTTTTTTATTGGGATCAATTTCTTCATCAACCATGAATTCAAAGCTCCCCTTTTCTTTGAATCCAAAAAATTCAAGGTAGTTGATAAAGTTGTAATTCAGATATGAAAGCAGAAAAGAACGATATGCCTGGAATTTCTCATATTGCTCCTCCTGTGATACTTCACTCTTTGCGAAGCTACCTTGCATGTCATCATTAGTAGTACTTGATTGCCCAAGTAATATCTTCAGTATCTTATTTGAATGTACCCTTTCAAAGTTCATAAACAGGTCATTCTGTGATGCTGAACTTACATTTTTAGTGTTCAGTGAAACACCTTCCGGGATAGCTATTGAAGCACCGGCCCCCCGGTCATTAATACTTTTCTGAACATCCTGAAGGTTCTTTTCTCCATGTGATTTAGTCTCAACCACAAGAAAATTTTGACCAGCCTGTTCACTGTAATCTGCCCAATCTGCTTCGGAATTATATTTCAAAATAAATGGCCTTGCTATACGTAGTAGCAATCCGAACCTCTTACGGCCAAATACTTCTGATAGTTGACGTTCAATCATATCTTCCCTATATTGTAACCCTTCCTGATCTGATTCCTGTAACCTTATCAATCCGTCTCTAGGTTCAACGTTCCTTCTGGGTATAAGGAAAAAGAAATCTTCCAATGCATCATAATCAAATTCAAAAAGGCTATGTCCCCAAAATAAAGAATTTAATATTTCTTCCTTAAACTCTGACCACTTTGGGTGCTTTATCCATTCTGTTACTTCATTCTCTACATTGCCCCCGATATTATAAACCAATTCGAGCTTATGAATGGAATTAAATACCTTATCTGTCCCTGCCTCATAATCATCATCAAGAATTGCCTGATCGTAGATATCAAACAGCTTTTTATAAATTGGATAATTTGCCTTTTCTGCATTTTGCAGTGCAGTTTTAAGATCGCCGATATCAAATGCTGTCCTGTCCGGTGGCCGTTTAAGGATTACCAGTCCTTGCTTTGTTTGAATCTCTTCTGCCGTGCCCCCCCTTCCTTGAAAGAGGCCTAAGTTGTTTAATACGTAGGTTACTGATCTTCCTAAAACTCCCGGTAAATATGGATTTGTCATTTTATTTAATTTTATCTGTTTATCCTTTGTTTCTGATATGCGAAAATTTTCTTTTCTTCTTTATGATGCAACTGCATTGTAACACCGTAACGCAATGCATCCATAGAATGATTAAAAGCATCAATGGGCTTATCCAGTCTTTCCCCTTCTTTGTTCTCATCCCAGGTGTAATTCCTGAATTCTTTAATTGTATTCAGTGAACTTTTAGTAACATGAAGGTTATAACGTTTAAGAATGTCGATCCCATTCTTTATTGAATCAGCTCCTTTGACTGCTGCATCTATATTAAAGCCATATTCAAATATTTCCTGTATGCTTTTTGGTTCTGCTGAATCAGCCCATATAGGATCATTTTTATTTATGTCATGTTCAATAAACCTCTCACATATATTTGCATTGGTTAATTTCTTTTCATAAACAAGTTCATCAATATAAACATTATCACCAGTTACACCTATCCGAAGCAATGAGGTAGGATGGTTGGAATATCCAAAGTCAAGGCCATAAAATAAATGCTTCACGCTGTAATTGCCATTCTCATCTACCGGGAATTTATCTATCTGCTCAAAAGATGTATATACTAATCCTTCCAGCGATCCTATTTCTCCAAGCCCATAAACACGCCACCAGTTGTTATCGCCTCGCCTGCTTTCTATATCTTCAACTATTTCCTTTTCCAGATATGGATTATCTTTGTATGTGCTTTGCACTACCTGACAATTAGCCTTTGGTCTTATCTCATTATGCACCCAAAATTCACGATCCGGATTGTAGTCAAGAAAGATTTTCTTCCTGGTACGTATCATCAGTTGATCTGCAATAGGATATGGAACATTGTTGCACTCGTTAATAAAAAGATAATCCCTTCTTGCTCCTTTGGCTTTTCCCATACTATCAACAGCAAAGAACTCTATAATATTGTTGTTAACTTTATATGTAAAATCTGTTTTGTTGTGCTTCAATGGATTATATACGCCGTCTTTTTGAAGTATATCAAAAAAGTCCCTCATTGCACCACGCTTCAAATGTGGTACTGTTTCAGATACAATGCTAAGTATTTTATTCTCTGCTTCATGTGCAATTGTAATAAACAACTGAAGTAGTGAATAAGTTTTTGTTGATCCTGTCCCTCCTTGATTATCAGCGTATCGCATCCTGTAATCTAAAAGAACATCAAGATTACGATCATATACATTACTGGTTTTCAAAGGCTTTTTATTTTCTTAATTTTATTCTTTGTAGCTGCACTTGCAACTTCTATTGTTAATGATGTTGGTATGTCAAGCTCCACTTTATCAGACCATTTAAACTGCTTCAATGCAAATATAGACCCCGTTACTGTCTCTTTACTTCCAAGCCCTTGTTCATATCTATTCTCAATCATTAGTCTTGCTTTTTTTATAGTGTAAGAGTATTCCTTTCTATTTTCATAATCATACATTGATTGTCTTGAGCAAAATCCCAGGTAAAGAGCAATACCTGTAATAGTTGCTCGTTCTTTTTTTTCTTCTATCTCATCGAAATATTCATCTATTTTTTTTTGTAGTTCTTCAGGTGTTTTGAAGTAAGGGGGCTGTCCTGCATTGCTTTTATGTTTATCATCGTAATTCATAATTACCAAAGTTATAAAAAATATTTTAAATAAAAAAAGAGAGGCATTGGACTAACCTCTCTTTTTACTAAATCAATAATCAACTTTTGATTAAAACAAACTAATTAAACCACTATTATGAAAAGTACCATATTGTAATATTAGTAAATTTTTATTTAATGTTAGGTGCAATAAAATAAAAAAATCCCACCGCACTTTGGTTTTTTCAAAACAATTGGGTTTGAGTTACTGTTTTATAATCAGTATTGTATCTTTTATTATCTCCCTTATCATAAGGCAATACATCCCAAATTAAACTTTTTCTCATATCCTTTTTATCACGTTTGTTACCTAAAAATATAACATATCTTTTCTTTTTATCCATTTTTATTAATTCACCACCTGCATTAATAAAGTTTTGGTCAATAGTCAAATCTTTATCAAATGGTAATCCTTTACTTTTAAACCAATAGTCTTTTATATGTCTCATTGAATACTGATAACCTTGATAAACATATTCTTTATCTGCACCACCTTCACCAGTATAAAGAAAATTTAATGCCTGGTAAGTATATCCAAAATGACCATTATTAGGGTCTGCATAACTTAAAACTATTATAGGTTTAGGCAACATTTCAAACGTTCTTGCAACAAACCAACTTTGTACGTTCTTTTCAAGTCCATCATTTTTTATTAACCTATTTAATTCAATGGCATTATCTTTATATTTTTCTCCGCACAATAATAAACAATTATGTTGCGGTGGTAATCCATACGTGCAAACACCAACTAATTTAATCCCATCATATAAACCAAATGAATAATTTATACTTGGTATTCTTTTAGCATAGTGTTTTTTTAACAACCATTCTTTTGTTTGGTCTTTTGGTATTGATTTTACTTTGTACTTTTCATTTAAACTCATAAAAATCCCTCCCTATTTTTTTTATTTTACAGACACCTAACACGTGGTAAAAAACATTGAAACGATTTTTTACCACCAACGTACAATCCCACAAGCCAAAAAGAACAGCCAACATATAACACGCAATATAAAAAATACTACGTGTGTAGCTCGCTTCTAATGCAGTGCATAATTGAAGGAATAAAAATTAAGCATCCATTCCAAAATCCTTACGCACTCGTTTAATTAATTAGTTTTACGCTCAAAATAGAACTGCACAGGCTTTTTAATCTCTTGTATTAATCCATAGCGTTTAGCTATTTTATATTGTGTGCTGTCTCTATTCAATGAGTTTATAAATCCTGATATTAGATTACGAAAATCTTCAAGATTCATTGAGTGTTTATTAATATTACAAGATGGACAAGCTGGCATCTGGTTATTAATATTTAATCGTTCAGGATGTTCATAAGTGCCATCAAAAACATATTTAGTTTTATATTTATTCCATTTCATATTCCTACGTACTGGCAAAAGTTCATCAATATGCCAACCTTTTTTTAATTCAGTTCCACAATACGCACATCTACCGCCGTATTTATTATATATTATTTCTCTGTTTTTCTTTGATGTTGCCATCACTCAATTAATTTAATGTTTTGAATAATCTATATGTTTATGTTGTAGTGCATTAAAACGACACTACAACATGCAATATAAAACATGCTTAGTGTAGTGCTTCGATTCAATGTTTCTACAAGTTTGACCATAATTAAATATTTTTTTGCCCGCCCGCTTTTGCTTTTTCAAAGCAATTAGAAAAAAGATTGTTTCGTAATGGTTCAAGTCTTTGTTCTATTATTTGGCAGTATTCATCGCTTATTTCGCTTCCTATCCAGTTTCTTTTTGATTTTTCACAAACTACGGCAGTAGTGCCGCTTCCCATAAAAGGGTCGTATATCAAATCACCTTCATTGCTAAACGCCTTAATTAGTTCATAAGGTAATTTTTCAGGAAATATCGCCCCATGTATATCGCTTTCTTTTTTACCCCGGCCAATTCTTATCATATCATCAAATTCGCCTCTTTGAAATACAGCATTTTGAATTACCCTACCAGCCTTTTTATCATCCTCAAGTATTAGTATCATTTCATAACATCTGTTTAATACTTGTTCGTGCATTGCAGGTTGTCCGTTTCCTTTATCCCAAATTATTACATCCTTAATGTCTCGGTTAAAATCACCAATAATCTTAAAAAAGGCTTCCTTGCTTCCAGTAACAATTTGAAAGTTATAACAAACAATTTTAGAAACTCTCAATAGTTCAGAAATAATTGTTTTGTGAAATTCGTAAAACTCATCTATTGGCATTGCATCATCAAAATGCTTATACTTTTTAGAGAAATGTTCACTTTTTTCTCTTGTTGTGTATTCTCCGTTTCTTATTCTTGTCCTCATATTGTAAGGCGGAGAAGTAACAACCAAATCAATACTTTTATCAAGCATCCTACTTAATGTTTGGGTGCAATCTTCATTATAAACTTTATTTATTTCCATCCCTTCAAAAAAAATATTTAATTATTACTATTGAATGTCCATAAGTCTTTATTCATACCGCTGTCCGTTATACCCCATTGAGGAGCGATCCTTGGCAATTCTGTATTTTAAATATAAAAACTTCAAATACTCATATTCCTTCTGCTGCTCATCGCTCATATTTAACCCTTCCTCAATTCTGTATTTTAGATAGTCGTATTTCTCCATTCTCATTCTTTGCCGTTCAACTTCTTTTAATCGGTATTTATGTTCTTGCATCGCCTTTCCTTGTTCTTCTGCAAGTTTTTTGTAACCATCATTTAAAAACATTAAAAGAAGTTTCTCTAGTTCGCTCGGTTTGCTTTTAAACAAATCACTAAATATAGCAAATTTGCTTCTCTTTTTTGTCGCTTTTTCTGTGTTCATATTTTAAATTTTAGTGTTTCAAATTAAGTTCCTGCAAGTATAATCTATATGTTTCTGTAAGTTTTCTAATAAATCTCCTTACGAAATTAGTTCGCTGAATCTGTTGTGCCTTCATGCAGCTCATAAGTAAATCATCAATTTCCTTTGCGCAATCTTTACAAACCTGACTGATTTTGTCTTGTTTGTATTCTGCTATAAGTTCATTTAATTCCTGAACTTCTTTTTTACATATATCACAAGTTTTTACTATCATATTTTAATATTAAATAATACATATCCGTTAGGCACACACTTAAAATCTTTATCAATAATATGAGGGTTCTGATCTGATAGTTCCCCTCTGTACTTCAAATTCCCCATTAAAGATAATGAACATCCGCCAAAATTAAAAGATATTTCGCCTCTAATCTCAGGAGAAAAATGTTGTCTTGCCAGTCCTATTCCTATTCCGTTAGATAAGGATATGTCTCGATTTAACCACGAATAGTCAAATGTTACTGATCTTCCTTTGTAATCAATATCCAGGTACAATTCATAGTATGTTCCGATCTTCAAGTTACCAAAATCTGTACGAGAAGAAAACATCATATCTATTCCTTCTTTTCGGTACATGATAGCTGGATCAAAACCTATTCCTACTTGTGAATGATTTTCTGCCAGTGCTACGCTTGAAGCAAATGAACCTACAACATAGATAGGCGCACAGTTAGGCATCAAAAGAGCAACATCTGTTAAAGGCTTCCAACCTTTCTGAGCATTCAAACTACCAAAGGTAGTTAGTAAGATTAATATTAAGATTTTTGTTTTCATGATTATTTAATAATTTTACTTGCTCCCTTATATATTCAGCAATCTCATAAGCAAGCATTGTAGTATTTTCATTATCACTTTTCAACCAATTAATTATCATCGGTTCTATGTCGTTAATATATTTATCTTTCATTTCACAAATTTTAATACTAATTATATTGTTTGTGTGTAAGGTGGTTAGCAATCATTTATCTACACACCCTCATATTTTCGCTTTAATCGCTCATAGTTGCTTCTTTCCAGTTTTTCCTTGGCTTCGGCTTCTTTTTGTTTTTGTAGTTTTTCTACTTCTTCTTTCTTTCGTTTTGCTTCTGCCCGTTGTTGTTCTTCTTCTGCTACAATTACATCAATATCTTTAAACAAATCTTCGTAAGGTATGTAGGTTATTGAATCATCAGAACAGCAACCACAACTACTAGGCCAAGGAAAAACTACTTCTACCCCTTCTTCATCAAAAGAAACATAACTAACGTCAGTTTCTTTATAGTTTTCTAATGCACACATAAGCTTTATAGCTCTTTGCTTAAACTCTGCTAATGTTTCTTTTAGTTCTTTTAAGTCCATCACTCAATATTTTAAGGTTATTACTTCTAATTAATTTCGGTGGTTTTTCAAATAATCTAAAAACAAATCCATTATGAAATCCCTTAATATTTCCACATTTTTCAAAAGAAATTTGTTTCATACCAAGTTTCTCAAATATATTCTTATAGTTTCTAGGAAAATGTCTCCATGATATACTATGCTCATCCTCAATTGTCAGTATTATCTTTGCCTGACTTACCATCTTTTCAAAAATCCATTCACTATCGGTATGAATATGCTCCAACACCGCCATAGTGAATAACAAATCTATTTCTATGTTGTGTTCTTTAAAAAACTTCTCTATTGAGGTATTATATGTAGAAACTACATTATATGTGTTTTTGTATATTTCTTCAAACTTCTCCAATGCTTTACTTGAAATTTCAATTCCCGACAGACAATTAAAACCATTAACATGTAGATAGTCCAGGTTCCTACCGACATTACACCCTAATTCAACAATCTTCATGTTTTTATCAAAATATTTTATCTTTTCAAATAAATACTTGCTTTTCTCTTCTCCCTGAATATAGTCTTCAGGTAGGTTAGTATCACTTGGCGAAGTCCAATAATCAAGAACTTCATTAATTGGCTTAGAATCATCTTTTATCAATCTTTTGATTTTCTTTAAAATAATTTTCTTTTTCATTTCATAACATATTAGACATTATTAACAGCAAAATCAAATATATTTTATTCCTTCAAGGTAAATGTTTTTTTCACCTGTCGCTTCAATAGCATAATGATCTATATTTTCTGGATTTATCCAAATTCTTTTAAGATATTTTGTTTTCATGATATTAATGTTTTAATTAAAAGTTCAACACAAAATCATTCACGGCTATTGCTACTGATACAATATAGATTACCGCTATTGCAATAATAATTCCTAAAACTATTAAGACGATTTTAATTGTTTTTTTCATTTGTTTTGGTTTTATCTTGATTATTTAAAAATTCTAATATACTTACAGCATCTATAAGAACACAACCAGTAAGTTCTTCCTTTAATTTTTTTAGGAATTGCATTACAGTATAGATTACCGCTATTGCAATAATAATTCCTTTTTTTGCAGTTTCATAAGCGAATACTCTTAATTTAGATACCGAACTTTTAAACCAATCTTTATCTCCCCAATATTCTTTACTGTAAAATGAGCCATTACGCACAATCCCTTCACTCAAATCATAAAGGTTTCCATTTCCACAACACCAATATTTGTAGTTCGGTACACGCTCTAAAAATTCATCAATAGTTCTTTCAACGTCTCTCTTTACAATATCTAAGTCATAATATTTCCCTTCATCCCAATAATGCCTGTAATCGCAACCAACCTTTATGATTTTTTCCGACCCATCAAAACCATGTTCTTTACTATACCATGTAATTCCACCGTGCCATTCTAAATTTGGCAAAACGGGATGTTTGTAATAATCATACATAACATGGTTTCTGTCCTTCCTCCCACGCAACCAGTAGCTTTTAGGCTTGTGTTCTTCGGGTATTCTTTCAATCCTTAATAAAAGGTAATAAGTCCAGCAATCTTGCTCACGCGGCTCAACGCTGTTTGGTTCAGTTTTCCAATTGTTTATTTCAAAATCTACACCTTTATAAGTGCCTGTCCATTTTTTTAAATTACTTTCTTTTATTTCCATCGCTAAAAATTTAATTACTATGTTTTTACTTCTAATTATTGTTAGTGCTAATCTGTACGCTACGCCTCATATACCAATCCGTTAGGTGCAAGCGCAGCCAACCCACGCTTACACACTATCAATTTAGCAATGAATTATACCTAATTGCTCCAGGTATTCTATGCCTTTCGCACTTATAATATTATAACCATTGCTTCTAACTATTAATCCTTTGTTTGCAAAATCATCT